TCAAAGAAAAGTTTAGTATGCCTCAGGGTAAGATCATAGAAGCTTTAGATGTTCTTAACATAGATGAGACAGACTTTTTGACAGAGCACAGTGAATGGTTTGTATTGGAAGATAATAGACTATCGCCTGGTTCATATAAAGTCTTGACTAGTAAACTAATCAATGATACAATGGATGAAATGGTCAACGCTAGAGATAAGGTTAGAGTTAGTAATGACTGTTATCCTGTAGGAGAAATCTTTGGTATAAATATATACGAGGTTACTCATATGAGAACCAACAAAAGTATTTACGTGTCGGTGGGAGAACTAGCACGATGAAAGAAGAAGCAATGACAACTGCAGATGCAGGTATTCCACAGGACACCAAGAACATGGGTCCAAGGGCTAGATTGCCTATGAATATACTGAGACGCAAAATAGGTCTGCCAATAAATGTGACAGATCGTAGACGTAAAAAGGATAAAACTCCTAGACTGCTAAAACAGTTTAGGCAGCATGTATATCAAAATGGCTAAGTTATATTTAATTATTATTGTTATGGGTTTGTTGAGTGGTGTGGGTTATGGTGCCTACAACTATTACTTATGGTCAGAACAAACCATATCAACTCTCAGAGAGAACAACGTAAAGCTTAAATCTGCTGCAGAAACTTTACAGGCAACTGTAGAGAGAATACAGGCAGATCAAAAGAAAAATGAGCAGCTAAATAAAGATTTGACCAAGAGACTACAGCAATCGCAACAACACCTTGACAAGCTTAGAGGTGTGTTTGCTAAAATCGATTTGACTATGGAGGCATTAACAAATGCACAAGGACTTGAAGACAGAGTTGACAATGCAGTCAGCAAACTTATTGGACGTATCGAAAGTGAAACTACCCCTCCTTCTGATGATGCCGCTCCTGCTGATGGGGTGTCTGGGCAGTAGAGCACCTGAAGCTGAAGTTGTTCTTCAGACTGAATACGCCAAACAAAACATTCCTATTCAAGAAAGACCAAAAGCGGTACAGTTTCCACCTGTCGATTGGTATGTTGTCACAGAAGATAACCTAGAAGAAAAACTAGCAGAGCTAGAACAAAAAACTGGTAATGTAGTTTTCTTTGCTATTACTCCAAAAGGATATGAAAACCTAGCACTTGGTATTGCTGAGATGCGTAGGTATATCAAAGACACTCAAGCTATCATTGGATACTACGAAGATGCTTTAGCAGAAGAACCTGTGCAGGAACCATCAACTGAATAATGAGATACTGTGGTATAAGTGAGAACTTCCACAATGCAGCTATTGCGTTTGTGGAAGAAGACGGAAATATATCGTTTGCTTCTGAAAGTGAAAGATATAGTAAACGTAAAAATGATCCTATTTTGCACAACACTCTTAATAGTATGGTCAGTGTAAACGATCACATTTCTTTTTATGAAGATATTAAATTAAGAAACAAATATTCAGAAAAGATAGCAAGTAATCTTCCTAGTAATAAAGCTGCATTGGACAAAGCTAGACACTTTAAAGACAGAGTTGCCACTAGCTATTCTAGATTTAGTTTTGATAAAAGCTATCTTCATCACGAAAGTCACGCTGCTGCTGCATTTTATACAAGACCGTGGAGTTCGTCTGAAGACACTGTATGCCTAACTATAGATGGTTATGGCGAGTGGCAGTCTGCTACTATACAAGACAGCAATTTCAATCTTTTATATGAGGAGACATATCCTAAATCTATAGGAGTTGTATATGCGCTCTGTACTAAAGCTTTAGGATACAAACCTTTAGAAGAAGAATACATTGTGATGGGAATGTCAGCTTTTTCAGAGAATATTCTATTGTCCGAATTTGAGGAAGCAGTAAATTGTTTCTTCACAGATAATTTATCATACAACGACTTTTTAGTATATCTTCATAGTTTAAATAAAGAGGAGTTGGCAGGAACTGTACAAAAATGGGCTGAACAGGAGATATTTAAATTAGCTCAAAAGGCGAGAAAGTATGGAAGTAAACTTTGTTATAGCGGGGGTGTTGCTCAAAATATTGTTGCAAATTCTAAAATAAGAAGTTTGTTTGATGATATGTGGGTTGCAGTAAATTCTACTGATGGGGGATCTGCCTTAGGTGCTGCTGCAAGATCATATTGTCTTGAAACGGGAATGGATAGAATTAACTGGAAAAATACATATCTAGGACTTGAAAATTGGATTGATGTAAATCCAAAAGAAGTTGCAAAATATTTACAAGAAAACAAAATAGCAGGAGTTATACATGGTAAAGCTGAGTTTGGACCTAGAGCACTAGGCAATAGAAGTCTTTTAGCTAATCCTATATATGATGTAAAAGACACTGTTAACAAAATAAAGCAGAGAGAAAAATTTAGACCTTTTGCTCCTGCTATATTAGAAGAATATGCTAAAGAATACTTTGAGGGTCCAATGAACGAATATATGCAGTACTCAAGTGTGGCAAAACATGACTACAAATCTGTCATGCATGTTGACAGAACATCAAGAGTGCAAATAGTAAAAAAAGATTCAGAGTCCATAATAAGACCCATTTTAGAAGAGTTTTACAGTTTAACTAAAGTTCCTATGTTACTGAACACATCTCTTAATGTGAAGGGTATGCCTATTTGTAATAATTTTTATGATGGTAGATTATTTGAAAGTAAGTATAAAACAAAGGTATTCGGATGATATATGTAAACGGTTGTAGTTTTACTTGGGGTGAAGGTGGGGAGTTCTTACCCGAAGGACGTGATGAATTTGGTGGACCTAAAAACGGCCAAAGAATAGTTGCAAGAATTAAAGACTCATATCCTAGTATATTAGCAAAAGATTTAAATACTGAACTTTTCGACTTTTCGACTTCAGGAAAAGACAATACTACAATACTAAAACAAATGGCAATAGCTTTAAATTGGAGAAGACTTGGGAAATGTAAATCAAGTCCTGATGACATAATCATAGTACAGCTAACAGATAATTTTAGGGCAGCTACTCCTAAATCAACTTTTGCTTTAAATTTTCACATTAATGATTTAGTATCTCAACTAGAAGACTATGATGGACAGTATATAAAGATCATGATGTTTAGTATTCTTAAAAAATTACGAGGGCAAGGGTATGCTGATACAGTTTTAAATAAAACATATCGTATTCATTCAGATATAGCACCAGAGTATAAGACAAGAGAACCATATATTGGGGATTGGACTGAAACACATCAAACATTTGAGACAGCACATTACTTAAGACTGATTCAATTAGAATGTAAAAGTATGAATATTCCTTTAGTGATTATAAATTACTACACTATACCCGAAAAGTTTAGTCCTGATCCAACGTTCCAAGTCATAGATACTGACGATTTCCTTATCAGTAATTTTACCAAATCTGGAATGTATGCGCATTTAGAAAATGAAGGATTTGTTAAATGTAACGATAACTTTCATTTTCAACAAGATGCTCACTATTATCAAGCAGACATTATTAAAAACTTTATTAAGAACAAAGTAAGATTGAAAGCAAACACGGAACGATTTACACCTTACTATGTACACGACTACACATAAAAATAATATTTTTTATTACAATATGTAGTTGCAAGATTATTACTTTTACTATATAATACACCAATTAGAAAAAACAACATTAGACTGCTAGTTATACGGACTAGCGGTATTAACAACTATTTACTTAAAGAGGTGCTAGATGCTCAAACTTGTCAACAACAACAGGGATAGAGACACAAGAAGTCTTATGTCCGAAACTAAATTTTATGAAGGATACAGTAGGTGGGATGACACCAAAGAACGCTATGAGAGTTGGGATGAGTCTGTAAGTCGTGTTATGAACATGCACAGAGATTACTACAAAGACAAGATGACCCCTGAACTTAATCAGATGATCAATGAGGCAGAATCTCTTTATAAGTTAAAGTATGCACTAGGTGCTCAACGTGCTCTACAGTTTGGTGGAGATCAGTTACGCAAGCATATGATGAGAATGTACAACTGTACGTCAACCTATGCTGATAGACCACGTTTCTTTTCAGAGCTATTCTACGTGCTTCTGTGTGGCGCAGGGGCAGGGTTCTCTGTACAAAAGCATCATGTGGAGAATTTACCAAATCTATCTGAACGTAAGAAGCAAGCCAAAGGTTGGATCGTAGAAGATTCCGTTGAGGGTTGGGCTGATGCTCTAGGTGCTCTTATGTCATCATACTTTGTAGGTGGTGGACAGTTCCCTGAGATGGAAGGACGTAAAGTATATTTTGATTTAAATCAAGTACGTCCAAAAGGTGCTATGATCAATGGTGGATTCAAAGCCCCTGGTCCTGAACCACTACGTAGAGCACTAGATAAGATTGAACATATCCTACAGAATATCGTTTTATCAGGGCGTGATACTCTTAAGCCTATCGAAGTATATGATATTGCTATGCATGCTGCAGACGCAGTTCTTGCAGGTGGCGTAAGACGTAGTGCGACTATCTGTTTATTCTCACCTGAAGATGAGGAAATGATCAATGCCAAAACAGGGAACTGGTTCATCGATAACCCTCAAAGGGGCCGAAGCAATAATTCAGCAGTTATCGTCAGATCCGAAATCACTAGAGAAGACTTTAAAAAGATCATGGGTTCGATCAAAGAGTTCGGAGAGCCCGGATTTTTCTTTGTCGAAGACAGAGATATCACGACTAATCCTTGTGTTGAGATTGGTATGTATCCGCAGATTGATGGAGAATCAGGTTGGCAGGGATGTAACCTAACAGAGATCAATGGTGGTAAGTGTACAAGCCAAGATGAGTTCTTTAAGGCATGTCGTGCAGGAGCAATCTTAGGAACACTACAAGCAGGTTACACTGACTTCAAATATCTAACAGAAACAAGTAAGCGTATCTTTGAGCGTGAGGCACTGTTGGGTGTGTCTGTAACTGGTTGGATGAACAATCCTGATGTTCTGTTTGATGAAGAAACTCAACGTCAAGGTGCAGAGATCGTCAAGTCAGTCAACAAAGAAGTTGCGGCATTGATTGGCATCAACCCTGCAGCACGTACTACTTGTGTAAAACCATCAGGTAATGCATCAGTTCTATTAGAAACTGCTTCTGGTATTCATGCAGAGCATAGTGCTCGTTACTTGCGTCACATTCAGTTGAACAAAGAAACTGAGGTAGGACAGTTGTTGGCAAAAACTAATCCATACATGGTTGAAGAGTCTGTATGGTCTGCTAATGGCACAGACTATTGTGTGGCATTCCCAATCATCACTCCTGAAGGATCTTTGTATCGTGAAGAGTTGTATGGTAAAGCATTACTAGAAAAGGTAAGCGCAGTCCAAAATAATTGGGTAGAAGCAGGTACAAATGTAGAGCTATGTGCAAACTCTAAGACACGTCACAACGTATCAAATACTGTAACTGTGTTGCCTCATATGTGGAACGAAGTGGAAGACTATGTTTTTGAAAATCGTCACAACTTTGCAGGTATTAGTTTCTTAGCAGGTATGGGCGACAAAGACTTTGCCCAAGCGCCTATGACAGAAGTGTTGACTGAAGATCAGATTGTTGCTAAGTATGGCAAGGCTGCTTTGTTTGCATCAGGTCTGATTGTAGATACTCGTAAGCAAGGGTTTCGTGATCTGTGGGAAGCAACACAGATTGCACAAACTCCACCTGAGTATCAAGGAGAAGTCTCTGACCTACGTGCTGAGTGGATTAGACGGTTCAACAAGTTTGCTGATAACTACTTCATGGGGGATCTTAAGGAAACTGAGTATTGCCTGAAAGATGTGTTCTTACTTCACAAGTGGGAGAAAGTACAACAGAATATTCAGTCGGTAGACTTCTCATCAGAACTAGATGAAAAGCGGTTTACTGAGATCGATACCATGGGAGCTATTGCATGTCAAGGGGGTGCATGTGAAATAACCTTCTAGGCTATATAGTAGCAAGTGTATAATAGGAGAAAACATGGAAGAAGAATATTGGGCAGAGTGTGTAGCTTGTGAGACTGAAACGCAAGTGTTGGTTATAGATAGCGAAGAGTTGCCACAGTATTGTCCAATGTGCGGTTCTCCTATAGAATTCGAAGTGGTAGTAGATTAGTATAAATAGCCTTGCAACAGCAGGGCTATTTTTTTATGTGGTATTACAACGGTGAAGTGTTTGAAGAAACACCTGAAGAGTATCAGGGATTTGTATATGAAATCACTGAACTAGATACTGGAATCAAGTATATTGGCAAGAAGTTCTTTTGGAAGCCAAAGAAGCTACCTGTCACTAAAACACGCAAGAGAGCCGTTAGGAGCCGCACTGAGAGCGATTGGCGTAAATACTACGGTAGCAGTACCGAAGTAAAAATGTTAGTAGAAACTAAAGGTGCGGATAACTTCAACAGAGAGATATTAAAGCTTTGCAAGACAAAGGGGCTATGCTCTTACTATGAAATGAAATATCAGCTAGAGAGAGACGTTCTCCTGAAGCCTGATGAGTATTATAATGCATTTATTGGAGGAAAGATACATCGTAAACACATATTAGGGAAAGAATAAATGCAAAACGAATATGACGTAGTAGTAATAAAGGTTCTAGATGGAGACACGATTGATGTTGACATTGATTTAGGCTTTGGTGTTTGTCTTAAAGATGAACGAGTACGGATCATGGGCATCGACACGCCTGAGTCACGCACATCTGATAGAGTAGAAGATCTATTTGGTGAGGCTGCAAAGGCTAGACTGAAAGAACTCATGAAAGATGGTGGCAAGTTAATCACTACAGAAGATAAGCATGGTGAAGACATGAAGGGTAAGTTTGGACGTATCCTTGGAGACTTTCGTGTGCCTGATGGACGTAAGGTTACTGACATCATGATCGAAGAAGGACACTGTGTTCCTTACTTTGGTGGGTCTAAAGAGGATACACAGGCTGCACACATGAAAAATAGAGAAAGACTATTGGCAGAAGGTATTGTAACTCAAAAAGACTATGACGCTGCAGTCGAAAAGATGGCGAAAAAAAAGAGTTGACGAATCATAAAAAATCTATATAATAAAGAAGAGGTTTTTGAGATGGGTAATATACCATCATTATATTAGGAGTGAACTAAGTGATTTTAATAGATTATAATGCAATAGCTATTGGTAGTGTTATTCAACAAAAAGATGAGATGAATGAAGATATGTTTCGTCATCTCATCCTAAATGCTATCCGTATGTATCGAACTAAGTTTAAAGAAAATTATGGCGAGATAGTAATATGTGGTGATGGTAGAAAGAATTGGCGTAAAGACTTCTTTCCTAATTATAAATTTAAACGTGGAGACAGTCGTAAAAAAGATAAGGTTGATTGGAATGAACTCTTTAGAATTACCTCTCAAGTTTATCAGGAGATTAGTGAACACTTTCCATATAAAACTGTATTGATAGATGAATGTGAGGCAGATGATGTCATTGCAACTCTAGTAGAAGAAACACAAGAGTTTGGCAAGAACGAACCTATTATGATTGTATCATCAGATAAAGACTTTGCACAACTACAAAAGTATGCAAATGTTCAACAATACTCTCCTTTGAAGAAATCATTTGTAGTAGAACGTAATCCTAGAAAACAGCTATTAGAACTTATATTGAGAGGGGATGTCTCAGATGGGGTTCCTAATGTCTTAAGTGCGGATGATTGTTTTGTAGAAGGTATTAGACAAACACCCATGAGACAAGCTATTATAGATAAACTTACAGAAGACATCAAAGCTATGGGTGACGAGGTGTATAATAATTACTGTCGTAATAAAAAACTTATTGATTTGGAAGAAACCCCTAATTCAGTAAAATCTAAAATACTAAATAGCTTTGAAGAGCAAGACAAGTGGAACAACAGAGGTAAAGTATTTCCCTACTTTGTAGAGAAGCGTTGCCGAATGTTACTAGAGGATATAGAGGACTTCATTTAGTATGGTAAACAAGACTACATATAATGTACATGAGATTTTAGAACAAGTTTCTAAAGCTAAAAGTCGCACAGACAAAATAAACATCTTAAAATCAAATCAAAACAACTGGGCAATGAAAGATATATTGCGTGGTACTTTTGATGATTTGGTTACATGGAACTTGCCTAATGGTAAGCCCCCATACGAACCTGCTGATGAGAGATCCATTCCATCTAATCTAATGCAACACAATAAAAAGTTTGCTTACTTCATTCCTAATGGACCAGGATCTAAAATGGCAGCAGTCAAGAGAGAAAAGATCTTTTTGGATATGTTAGAAACAGTACATCCAAAAGATGCTGAACTTCTTGTTGGTATGATCAATAAGAAAATGCCTATCAAGGGCATTACAAAGAAACTGGTACAGGAGGCATTTCCAGATTTAATAGTTAAGTAATATGTAATACAGGAGAAGGTATGAGTAGAATCCAACTTGATAGACTGAGAAAAGATTTAGAAGAATTAAACCTATACATAAGTAAAGTAAAGGAAAAGGGTAAGATGGACCTAGTTTCGAAGTTAAATAAAAAAAGAGATTTTCTAGTGTCTAAGTTGGAAGCTGCATAAAAAGGTAAAGATTGGGGTTGCCAATCTGATTAAAAAAGGTTATAATGATGCCTACATACACAATGGTAAACGTGTCTACAAGTGAAGAAAAAGAAATGATTTTATCTCTAGCAGAGCGTGAGGAGTTTTTGTCTAATGGTGAGTGGAAACAAAAGCTGATTACTCCTAAGTTTATTTCTCAGCATGGTTCTACTCACAACAAGGCAGGTGATGGTTGGAAAGATGTTCTTCGAAAAGTTAAATCTGGTTCTGGTAAAGATAGTAAGATAGACGTATAATATGACAAAACGTGTGAAGAGTTTGAACAACTCTATGACTGTTAGATTGGCTGATCTATTACAACATGATCCGTTGACAGCAACTCAAGAAGCTGCTTATTCGGCATGGGATGACGGTGACAACTTAGTCCTTACAGGATCTGCAGGTACAGGCAAAACCTTTATGGCATTGTATCTTGCATTAGAAGATGTTTTAGAAGCACAGGAATATGATAGATTAGTTATCGTAAGATCTATGGTTCCAACAAGAGATATGGGCTTCTTGCCCGGTACTAAAGAAGAGAAAGAAGATGCTTTCACCTCTCCATATAGAAATATATGCCATGAGCTATTTGGAGATAAGGCATCGTATAATAAAATGATAACTTCTGGTCAAATCTCTTTTGACTCAACTTCATTTATTAGAGGCACGACATATGACAATAGTATAATAGTTGTCGATGAGATGCAGAATTTAAATTTTCACGAGTTAGATTCTGTGATCACACGTGTGGGTAAACACAGTAAGATTATTTTCTGCGGTGATTATAAGCAGAGTGATTTTAAGTTTGATGATGAAAAGAATGGTATTATGAAGTTTCTACAAATTGTAGAACAGTTACGCAACTTTACTATAGTAAACTTTGGATGGGAAGATATTGTGCGTTCTGATTTTGTGAGAGATTATATAATGACAAAAGAAATGCTAGGATACTAAGAGAGGTTAAAATGGCAAAATATTCTAGGTACGATCCACGCAACAAGAAACGTGGTAATAATAAAATCAAGTCTCAAACAAAAGACTTACGAATACGTGAGGTTTCAGGTAATGAAAATAAACAGATGCTAAATGAAGTAATGTTTGACGATGAGTATGATCATGACGAACTTGACAACCAACAACTCCAAGGATAATTTACTAAGCCATATACACGTTGTTTCTGTAGAAGATCATTCCTATTGGAAACCATTATTACTTGAATCTATTAATAGTATGATAACTAAAAACAATATTCAAGTCAATGAGAAGGGATATTATTACGATTTTAATATTCCGAAAGTGCATAGAGATTATGGTAAGTTGATGGACAATATACTTTTGTCTTATGTTGAAGATACTTTGTGTGATAATTATGGGCTTAAAAGAGAAGGCACTGACACATATTGGTTTCAGCAATACTTTCAAGGATCTGATTTTGGTTGGCATCAACATTCAGGGCATTGGGCGATGGTTTATTATGTTGAATTGCCTGAAATGACAGAGGCAACTGAGTTCTTAAACTACGGTCAATTCAATGTTAAAGAAGGCGACATTATATTTTTCCCAACATTTTTAGTTCATAGATCTCCAAGTATTAAAAGTAATCAAAGAAAAACCGTGATAGCAAGTAATCTAGACTTTACTGTGGATAGAGAAAGAATAAATTATTATGGCATCGAATATTTTAAACATTGACGATCATTACTTACAATGGCCTAAGGATAGTTGGGGTGGCACAGATCTAAACAATCCTGATATGGTCAATCCTTGGTTAGAGATACAAGACATTGTAAATCCTAAAAAAGTTATTGAGATTGGTATGTTTGCAGGGCACTCATCTTTATTGATGATGAATGTGTTTAAGAACCTAGAGACTTTAGAGAGTTATGATCCTAGTGAAGTATCTAAACATAATTATAGACAAATTAAGAAATATTATCCTCAACATACATTTTATCAAGAGCCTATCTGGAATAATGAACACAGACATACTGATATCGATTTAATATTTGTGGATGGAGATCATACAGCACCTGCACCTGAAAAAGATCTAGGATCTTGTATGAAAATAAAGCCAAGATACATTCTTGCTGATAACATAGAGCATCTTGGAGTTCGTGATCCAACAAAGAGAAAGTTTAAATTATGGGATGTTAAGTATGATCCTAAGTATTGGTTTTATACTAATGTTAAATATAGTAGAGTTACTAAACGCACACTGAAATCCCCCGGAATTATGGGGCTATTTAAAATGGAAGGCACTTATGACAATTGAAATGATTTTGAATCTTAGATACCAATGGGAATCTATGGTATCGTTTAGAAGAAGTTACGATTTACCTAGCTATGAGGGCAATATACATAACTTAAAGGACTTTATTAAAAACGGGCATAAGTCTAATAGATTTAGAAAAAACTTTAACGAAGCCATGCGATTAGCGAAAGAGATTGTTGAATATTATGAGCGACCTGTGGCATCATTGGATAAAAAGCTGGCGAGACAATCACGGTAAAGATACTATCAGATGGAAAACAACTGTAGGTATTGGCGACAGTATGTATGGTCTTAACATTGCTTATATGAGAGCATTTGCTAATCAAAAACCAACAAAGTTTCAACTACATTTTTTTCATCCAAAAGACTATGTACATCACTATGAAGACCCTGAAGCAGTTGCGGCTAGAGTCGAATATATTCGTGACAGGTATATGTGGAAAGATATTGTAGATGTTGAATACGTTTATGATAGCACTGACACAGTATTATATAAGCAGTTTTATCAAGGCGTCACTAGACGCAAGCACTCTGAACTATATCGATATTGGGCATTAGATCCTACATTATCCACTAATTCGCAGAATAGAAAAATAGTTTTGTGGAGACCTACTAATAATATGCAACAGCAAATTGCTAATGATAAATATATACTTTTAGATTGGGAGTGGCAAAGGCTTATTGACAGGTTAGAAGATTTTGGATATAATGTGACAGAGATTGACTATAGAACTCCTATAAGAGAAGCGTTATATCATATAAGAACTTGTGAGTGTTGTTTGTCGTATGAGGGGATGTGGCATTATATTAGTAAGAACCTTTTTAAGCCTCATATAGTGATAGGCACTTCTAATATTTCTAAGTGGCATACTCCTGCTGCAGTATTAACAGATAAAGGGTTCTATATAGATAGAGATCTTAAAAAGATTGATTATATGATAGAGTCCGCAACAGAGAACGCAGAAAACTATAAAAAATTATTTTTTAAATTTGTGAACGGGTGGTAGTATGCAAATAGACAGAGCCGTTATCGAAATACAAGGTGGGTGTAACTACACTTGTCAAATGTGTCCACAGACTAATCCTGATGGCACTACAGGCGCACGTGGTAAAAACTGGATGAAGAAGATGCCATTGGCAGAGTTCGAAAGATATGTTGCTGAGTGTGCAGAAGCAGGACTGAATGTTGTAAATCTTGATGGATCTGGCGAGGCTACAATCTCTATGGATCTGCCAAAGTATATTGAGGTGGTTAAGAAGTATGGAGCACAGGCTGTAATCTTCTCGAATGGATATCGTATGAACGGTAACTTCATGAAAGAATGCGTAGATGCAGGATTAGATTTCTTTAGGTTTAGTATTGTAGGGTACAACTATGATAAATATAAAGAGTGGATGAACAGTGAGCATTTCTACAGAGTAATATCTAACCTTCACGAAATGAAACGTTACGTTGTTAGTTCTAAATCGAAATGTGTTGTTGCAACATATCACCTAATACTTGATAATGATAACATTGATCATGAAGTTGAAGAGTATAAGAAGATCGTGAAGTCTGCTAATGTTCAGACAGAGATTTGGAAGATGCATAATTGGAGTGGTGTGTATGATCCTGAGTATGATAGAATTGGTGAAAAGAAAACTTGTGGTAGACCCTTTTCCCCTGATATTGTTATTAGGGCTGGAGGTCTTGGTAGTAGCACTGGCGCTATTCATCCTTGCTGTCAAGTACTAGGAAGAGATGATGAGGCAGTGTTAGGACACGGTTCACTCAACACGCTTGAAGAGATTTGGTATGGAGATGAATATAATACGCTGAGAAAGCAACATGAAACAGGAGACTATCCTGACTTTTGCAAGAGTTGTGACTTCTTGATTGACGATCCTGAAGTTTTAGTGTATACTAATCATGGACGTGAAAACTATAAAATGTATGGAACAAAGTTTAACTTGGATGATTACAGATGATAGAAGATCCTCTATACTTACCTAAAGACACTAAGGTGTTTATCATATGTAACCCATATGATAATAACCACATGAGTAAAAAGATTGAGCTTGAGCATAACATAATGCGTTATGGATACGAGACAAATATTCAATACTACGTTAAAGCTAAAGATATTAGAGACCAAACTTTGGGATTTACTTTACCTTTATCTTCCGCAAAGATTGGGGATGATGGTGTATATCAATGGTATACTTTATATTCAGTTTTAATAAAAGCTAGAATTCTTAGAAAAAAATACATAATCACTTTCGCAAACTTTAGTAGATTTGATAATGATATCAGAAGGACATCCTCACACATTCAGCTTCATGAGGGGAAAAGACTTTTGCTAGATCATAAATCCTCTCAGTTTATAATAGACAATATTCATAATATTATTAATAAGTATTCTACAGTAGAGAATTATATAGCGAATGAGTAACACCCCACCTGTTTATATGATTGCAATAGAAGAACATCCTGTTTCAATCATGTATGTAAGAGAGGTCTTGCCTTCTTGGAAAAAGTTTGGAGTAAAAATAAATTATTCTAAAGCAACTACCCCAAAAGATTTAGCATATAGAAATAATTTAACTTTTACTATAAAAAAAATGGGTAGAGAGAAAAGAGAATTTACTTCTACAGAAAAGGCTGTTTGGTATAGTCATTTTGATTTGTGGTGTAAATGTGTGAATGAAGGTCCACTTATTATTGTAGAGCACGATTCTATGCTGAGAAAACCTTTACCAAATCTTTCAAAAGAAGGGTATAAATTTTTATCTTATGTACAACCAGATGAAGGTGAAAAATACCTCCTAGCAACGGGTTCAGGATACTATATTACTCCACCTGTAGCAGAGAGATTGATTGCAAGAGCAGTTTGCAAGCCAGTAGACAGAAATAGTGATGGTCATATAAGTTCAGTTTTGAATTTTAATAAACAAAGAAAAATGTACGATTATCTCTACATAGAACAGATTAATTTTGATGGTCTAAATACCATAGATCACCGCACTACAAAAAGAAATTATATAGGTTTAGATTATGAAAACATTGATTTATCAAGTATACACAGGCAAACGTAAAAAGCTTTACGACTTTTGTACTGCGTCAGTTAAAGCATACGCAGAAAGAATAGGTGCTGATTATATTGTTCAGAGACAGCCTATTCTTATGATAAAGCCCGATATATTTCAAACAAATAGATCAAACGAATCCTACGGTAAGTATGGTGGGTTTCTTCCTATATATGAAAAAGAAAATGCCTTTGCATATTTCAGGTCATATGATAAGATTGCTTTGATTGATGGTGACATTTACATAAGAGAAACCGCACCAAATATCTTTGACGAAATCAGCAATGATCATGACTTCGCAGGTGTTATTGAACGTGAGATGCCTCTTAATAATCAATACATGGCAAAGATTGCAAACTACTCACGTATGCAATATCAGACAATCAAAAATGTTGATTGGAAGTGGAATAAGCATGGTGCTGAGTTCTTTAACATGGGCATGATGCTCATGAATAAGTCTATGGGTAAATACTTAAACGGAGAGACCCCTGCACAGTTTTTAAGGAGACCTAGATTCAAACCATTCATTGATGGACTTGGTGCATGGAAGTGGTCTACAGATCAAACTCTTCTTAACACTTGGGTTAGGGAAGAGAAGATGCGATTAAAACATCTTGATTGGAAGTGGAATGGTCTGTATAATGCGGTTCCTAATGAAAAACTTCATGAGGCACACTTCATCCATTTCTTTCATAAAACTGTTTTGCCAATGGAAGGTGAAAATATTGAAGAGCTTGCCAAGCTAGTAGATATAAAGGATATGCGATGAGATTTTTAGAAATAGCAGGTTCTAAGCAGCGTGGATTAAATTGGGATGCTGTACGTGATGTGAAGATGCCGGGAGTTATGGTCTATGACATGACAGACCTTCCTATGAGAGGCGTGAAGGATAAAACCTATGGTGGAGTGTATAATGAACATTTCATAGAACATCTCACAAAAGATCAAGGCATAAACTTTCTAAAAGAAATGCTACGTGTGATGAAACCTTTTGGAACTATTAGAACAGTTTGGCCTCCTATGGATTTTGTAGAGTGGTTACGACAAGATAACGATTTAGATGATCACCCTTGGGTCAAACATTACTACCAATTTTATGTGGTAAAACATAAGTTTGCTCCTAAAGGCACAGAGTTTATGCGTATGCAAGATCAGTGCGCTGAAGGTATTATGTGGCAGGGCGGTGAGCACAAATATATTTGGCGTAAGCAAGAACTTATTGATACTATGAAAGAAATAGGTTATATTAATGTAAGAGAAAAAAAATATCAAGAAAGTGGATTATCTGCATTTAAAAACATTGATACCGAAGGTGATATTAGAGCATTCCATTCTGCAGTTATAGAGGCACAATCCCCTGCAGAACAGAAAAGCCAAATGGAGCTAGACTTATGAAAAATATTATCCTACAACACTTTGATGGAGAGTTAAGAGAACTTGACAAATTATCTATTGCTAATATTCAGGAATATGCTAGACTAGTAAATGCCGATTATAAACTAATCACGGGTAAGCCTTTTCGAAAGCATCTTACATCACCCTGTCAAAAGGTTCATATGCTTCATGAAGAGTTTGACGATTATGATGACGTACTAATGCTTGACATAGATATGTTTACTCCAAAAGGAATGAAAACTAATGTTTTTAAAGAGGTGGGTGTAGGTCTTTATGAGGATGTGCAAAAAAGATTGCACCGACAAATAGCTCAAGTGTATCCATTACAGGCTAGTGCAATTTATCCTTATTGGGGCGGGGCTATCTATAAGCTTTCTAAAAAAATGAGAATACAACTTAGATCAGGGTTAGGTGGTAATGAAACATGGATGAACAACTATAACAAATTATATCATTTTGAAGATGAGGGTATAATGCACACCTTATCTATGAAGTCAAATTTCAGACCCAGAGAACCTTATCTTAACAAAAAATGGTGCCAGTGTAGTTTTCTTCCCAATCCAGAAAACGCTGGGTTTATTCATATCAGAACCAAGATTACTCCTAATGGACCAAAGAGAGAGAAAATAGAAAACTATCAATATCTAATTGATCAAGATATACTGTAAAGGATAAGATTGTGGAAACAGTAAACCCAAACAATTTAATAACGCATAGAAGATTTGATGTGATTGTAAAGTATCTTTATGCCTCTAATTTATCTAGCAAATACTTTAAAAATCTATACAAAGAACATCTTAGAGTTTGGAATGGGTTTTATGAAGGCACCCCAAGAAAAAGTGGATTTGAAGATTTTGATGATGCATTTAAATCAATAATTAATAATACAGTCGAGGAACCAGTTCCAGTAAATAGTGATGGAGATATAGTAAATGGTTCTCATAGGTTAGCAGCAGCACTACATCTGCAAAGACCTATCAATATTAGAGATTTAACACCCAAAGAAAATCCACGTATTGAAAGCAATTACGAATTTTTTATTGAAAGAAATGGTGGAATGCCGAAACATATGTTACAAAGGACAGCATTAGAGTACGTTAAACTTAAATCTAATTCGCACATCGTTTGTCTATTTCCTATTTGTTTTGATCGTATGAAAGATGTTATGAATGTAATCAACAAACATTCTAATTTGTTTTATCATTCAGATACAACCTTAAATAGTGAAGGTCAACTTAATCTAATGAAAGAAATATATCTTACTGATGGTTGGGCAAACGAAGAAGGAATAAGAAGAAAAGGCAATCAGTGCTTTATGGGGCGTAATAATGTTAGATTTCTAGTAATAGATGGAAAAGATCTTGCAACCGTAAAAGACATGAAAAATAAGATTAGAGCATTATTTAATGTTGGCAACCATTGTGTTCATATTACTGATACGCATGAAGAAGCAATTAGAGTAGCCAAAACAGTATTCAACGATAATAGTATCCACTTTCTCAATAATAGAAAAAACGTTTCATTTCCAAACTATGTAAAACTTTTAAAAGCCTCAAAGCCAAGTGATAATACAGTTATTACTGGATCAAGTGTTTTATCATTATATGGTTTAAGAGATTGCAAAGATCTAGATATTATTGATTATGATAATGTATTGACAGACACTCACAATCAGTATTTAGAAAAATTCTATAAAATAACTTTAGATGATATTGTTAATAATCCTCGCAATCATTTATATTATAATGGACACAAATATGTTTCTTTAAATGTGATAAAGAATATGAAGGAAACGAGAAATGAATCAAAGGATGTAACAGATCTACAACTAATAGAAAAGATAAGTTCTTAAAATGAAAAATTTAATATATCAAGTATGGGCAGGTGATCTTTCAGAAGAAGCAAAGATTAGTAGTAACTTAATGAAAGCCTATGCAGAAAGAATAGGTGCTGAATATATACTCGATTTAAATCCAAACATTGCCAGTAAAATATGTGATGTTCCTATGTACTTTGAATGGTTAAATCCAATAATAGATGATAGATTTCTAAAGTATGATAAAGTACTGTCAGTAGATTTAGATGTTTTTCCTGTACATAATTTGAATGAAAATATATTTGAAGAAGATATTGGCGACATAGGTGCATGCACAGAACCTTTTCAAGGTAAACAAAGAGCAACAGTTACTGTTGGGGGGCACATAAATAGAGAGAACGATGAAAGGTGGGCTTCTGTAGTAAAACAAAATTGGGGGGTCAGTCTCCCAAGAGATGAAGATCAAAACTTAAAAGTATATAACGCTGGAATGGTGGTCTTTACAAAAGAAGGAATTGAAAAAGCAAAGAAGTGGATGCCGTTTCAAGAATATATTGACTTCATGAGAAATAAAGGGTTTGGAAGATTCTATACTGTAGATCAAAACTATTTTCATTTAATGGTATGTGCAAACAGTAACATAGACTTTAGAGAAATGAATAATGGATGGAACTCTCAAGTGCATTACGTAAGAGGCCCATTATCATTAGCTAATAAGATAAACGATGAGCGAAATAAAAATACTAAATTAGTCCACGTACAAATGACCGGACATAAATGGGATGAACAAAGTCTTTATGAAATTGTAAACCTCCCTCAAAGCAAATGGAAATTTGAACTATATTCATGAGAGATAACTAATGAGACTTTTTGTTACAGGCGCAACAGGGTATATTGGAGCACACTTTGTAAAAGCAGCTTCAGAAGCAGGACATACTATTGTGGCAACAGATTATAATCTTTCGCAGAACGATTTAACAAAATATTCTGCGAATACTTTAGAGTGGGATATCCGCAAACCCATCACAAACAAAATAGTGGGTATAGATAAAGTTATTCACATTGCAGCAAAAACTAAAGTTCCTAACTCAGTAAAAGATCCATACGATTACTACTTGACAAATGTAGTTGGAACTAAAAACGTGATAGATGCAGCGCCGTGTAATCATTTCGTATATTGCTCTACAGGTAGTGCTTTCGAACCTGCTAGTAATCCTTATGCAGGATCTAAACATGCAGGTGAGCTTATAGCCAAACAGTTCAACAATAAGTGTAGCTTGGTTAGATTTTATAATGTTAGTGGAAATGATGGAATGCAAAAGTATGATGATGAATATAGTCATCTAATACGTAGGGCAGCAGCAGTTGTAAATGGTAAGTTTGATAAGTTGTATATTCATGGAACAGATTTTGACACTAGAGATGGTACGTGCATAAGGAACTATACGCATGTCAAAGACATAGTAGACTCTCTTTTAAGGATCACTGAGAACGAGCCGACCAATGAGATTGACTGTCTAGGATCACCTGATGGATATTCCGTGAGAGAGGTTATAGATACTATGTCTAATGTATCTAGAGTAAACTTTGAAGTAATTGAAGGACCAAGAAGAGATGGTGATATCGATGTATCTACTGTTCCGACAAAATCCAAATATTTCGAACAAAAAAAATCACTTGAAGATATGTGCATTGACGCTATAAAATACGAGGTATAGAATGATAAACTCTGAACTAGGACATGTGACTTCATTAGAAGAATTTAATAGTGAAATCATACGACAGCAGGAAGAAGCACACGGGGAACACTATTGCGCCATTCATAACGCTATTAAAAAGTATATCCCAGAGTGTAAATCTTATATGGAACTTGGTACACATCAGGGTGGCACTGCCTCTACTGCCTTACTTTGTAAACCAGAGAGCGTTCAGTTAGTAGATATTGATACTAGTAGGTATCAAAAGTTCTTGAAACCACTTGCTGAAACGTATGCCGAAAAATATGATATTGACCTAACTGTTTTAGAGGTAAGTTCTCTTAGTATGAAGTCAACTGCCAAAACAGATATGCTAATGATTGACTCTTTACATCATCCTAATCATATGATACAAGAGTTACGTTTACACCATTCTAATACGTATAAATATATCATAGCACACGATACAAGCATCTTGCATGGGAAAAAAGACAACAGACTGTATGATTGTATGCAAAACTTTTGTCTAGATTATCCTTGGCAAATCGTTGAGAGAAATGAACAGAACGTTGGATATACGGTCTTAAAAAGGAAATAGAAGCAATGTCTTTAATTGAAGAACTAGACGGTCATAGAAGCAAAACTATTCCAACTAGAAAAACTGAAAAGTTTTTAGGTTTAGTAACTACGTTTATAATTTCTGATATAAATTCATCAAGCTCGACTGCAGGTATGAGAAAGGTTGTGAAATCTATAAAGGACACTAAAAGTCTGATGGACCCGTTCATTATGCCAGCAACAACACCTGAGACTTTAGAAGAAGATTTAAAACTTTTCGGCATGTCCAAATCTGATTGGACTTATCCTTTAGCGGGTGAAAGCAGAATAGATATTAAAAGTGGTCTACACCTCACTGGATATAATGCTAAAAATATTGATAAGGTTATGTCTTGTCTAGTTTCTCATATGAGATGTTGGTTGATTGCGACAGCAGGAAGAATGCCTATCATTGTTTTAGAGCACGATGCTTTAATTAAAAGAACATTTAATCCTTACGGCACTCCTGTTCGTGATAGCAAAGAATTACTTAAGTATGGAATTATAGGATTAAACAGCCCAAAAGGTGCCACAAGAAATTGGTCAACCTATATGCAAGGTGTTTTAGATCAAAGTAAATCTGTAAAAAACACATTTGGAGAATATCAGGTTGTTGATGCGCCTTGGGTGGATAGTAACGAGTATGTACCTCAAGGATTGGCAGGTAATTCTGCATATCTTATTACCCCTAATGTGGCAAGGAATCTTTTAGACTTAGTTGAGAAATACGGTCTATGGCCTAATGATGCTTTGATGTGTAAGCAACTATTATCATATCAATTAAAACAAATATATCCATTTGTATCAGAACTTCAAGGTATATCTTCAACAACACAAGGTTAGTTATGAAAAATTTTGTTATTACTATTCGTGAAAATGATAAGTCTGTAGAAGCCGCACAGAAATGTATACAGTCTGCTGCTAAGTTTGGCTTAGAAGTGGACTACTATGATGCGTTTGTACCTTCGGAGTCTAAAGAGTTTATCAAAGAACAAAAGATAAACGATTTAGCCTTTAACAACAATAAGTTTTCTAGAGAAGATAATGCCAGAGCAGCCTTTTGTTCGCACTTTTCTCTTTGGCAGTTCTCCATGGAATGTAACGAAGAAATTACTATCTTTGAACATGATGCTGTAGTTGTTGATCCTATTCCTGAAATGAGTTATAATGGTTGTATATCTATTGGTAAACCATCTTATGGAAAGTGGATAACACCTAGTTCTCTAGGAACAAATTCTCTGACTTCTAAGAAATACTTTCCTGGTGCTCACGCCTACAGGTTAAATCCTAAGGGAGCAAAGGAATTGGTGGAAAGGGCTAGATTAGAAGCGGGTCCAACTGATGTGTTTTTAAATATACATAGCTTTCCATTTCTGCAAGAGTACTATCCTTGGCCTGTAGAAGTGCGAGAAAGCTTTACTACCATCCAAAAAACTCAAGGGTGTTTAGCAAAGCATATGTATAACAAGGATTATATTATAGAGGATGTTTGATATGACTGTAACAGTAAGCTGTGTATATTGGGGTAGTAAGTTTTCTTTAGATTATGTGTATAACCTAAAAGCATCTATAGAAAGAAATACCACAGTTCCTCATAAATTTGTTTGCTACACTGATAGGTCTATTCCTAATGTAGAGACAAAAATTCTTAAGCCCGGTTATGAAGGGTGGTGGAACAAACTTCAACTTTTCGACCCCGCTAATAAAGTAAGTAATCGTATGATTTATCTTGATCTAGACACAGTGATTACGGGAAACCTTGATTGGTTGTTGAATGATCGATCATGGTTCATGGGTGTTGAAGATGTCGGTGCCGTAAATAAACATCAGCCACATCTAAAGAATGTTTTACAGACGGGTATAATGTCTTGGGATTTTGATCCTGTGTCTTTTATATGGTCAGAATTCGTATTAAGTTTTGATAGAGTGGTTGATACTTATCGTGGAGATGGAGAATATCTCAGCACCATAATCAATCCTTATCAAAGAACACTTCTTCAGTACAAATATCCTGATGCGTTGAAGTCATATAAGTATGACGTGTACCCTAACAAACTAAAGAGGGAAACTTCTATTGTAGGATTTCATGGAAGACCAAGTATTGAACAGGCAATGACTGAGACTATAGCAACTCCTATGGCTATTTACGAACCTCAGAAATGGATTAAGGATTATTGGAAACGATGAGCAGAACAGCACATGTGATAGGTAACGGCGATCAAGCACAGTTATATAGACCTGCGAAGGGTATCAAAGTAGCTTGCAATCAACCCCCAATGGCTATTGAAAATCTATATGCTTCTTGTATCGTAGACTTCAAAATGTCTGCTGCACTCACAGAAGGAAGTGTAGAGATCCCGGGGGATTGGGTGCTAGGGTATAGACCTAAGATCTGGTATACAAGAAATGAAATCTTTAAGATGCGCTTTGGTCACAAGATCAAAGAGTTCTATACAGTTTTACCGCCATACACAAAACTATTTCCAAATGAAAATGAAGGTAATATGTACACGAACTTTAACTGTGGACATATGGCAGTACACTATACTGCAAACAGACTGAAGCCTGACATTCTTCACATGTACGGATTTGATTCCATATTTGATATGAACATGAGAAGCTACACAGACTTTGTTTTAAACTCAGACAGAGGTGCTACTAATAACGTGAGACTAGCAGACAGGTGGAGACCTATCTGGAACGGTATTTTTGGAGAGTTCAAGAACACTCAGTTTGTCCTTCACCACATTCATAATAAATCTAAAATCCAACTACCTGATAACGTTGAGGTTTATGTTCCACAAAAAGCTTGACAACAATGTCACCATAGTGTAATCTGTATATGTAACAATAAGAGATTCTATATGATTGTTGAGTTTAAAAGTAAGTTCGCCAAAAAGAAAGAAGACCTCATCTGTGATGTCATTGCTTTCGGAGCACAAAAACTTTTCCCTTCTAAAGATGCTGTTTATATAAATATTGAAGCAATCAGAAAACAAGGAGTGTGCGGCGATTGCATATTAGAAGACGATGATGAGTTTACTATTCGTCTTAACAAATCACTTTCCATAACAGATCTAATAACTACAGTTCTACATGAGCTTGTTCACGTGAGTCAATATCTCAAGTGTTTAATCATGGATACTGAGAGTGCCTATGAAGATCGTTGGCAGGAGATTGAAGCCCATGCAATGGAGAAGGAACTATTAGAGGAATACATGGTTGGACATTAACGGAATAGAAAAAGCATGTATGGAAATATGTGACGATAATACTAATATGTCAATACCATGGTATCTCATGGCGGCATATGCATATTATGAAGAAGATAGCCCAATAATAAGTGATGGTATGTTTGACAGACTTGCCAAGAAGATTTTAAAAGATTGGGATAATATTACGCACATGCATAAGCAACATCTAAACATAGATATGTTAGAGGCAGGTACATTCATAGGGGAATACCCAACACGAATAAAAGGAGCATTGCAAAGTGTCAGACAATCATACAAAGAATGATGGTCCGATTGATGATATTACAACTGAAACTTTAGAGGGATGGATTAGACGTGACAGTAGTAGAAGTGGCGAGACGGATCTTAGACAACGATTGGAAGGGAGTAAAGGAAGTGGATATCTCAACTCTTGGACTCGCTTTGAGCATGGTTGAGGTAGTGAAGAAATGACTCTCAGCGAACTGCGAAAAGCTTTGAATGATCTTGGTATTGAGTATATGATAAAGAAGCAAAATACTCACTCAGAAGATCACAGAGGAAATCTAGTAACTGTGAGATTTTTAATAGATGATGAGAAAGAGGGTTGACAGCCCTCTTTTTTTATTGTAGGTTGATTCTGTAATAAGGAGATAATTATGCAAGAACAGATAGACACTCTACTCGAAAATATCAAAGCTGAATATGTTAACTTCAAACAAATGTGTGGTTCTAAAGATACCGTTACTGGTCAGAAGATGATCAAGGATTTTGATGAAGGTCTTGGTTACAAAATAGGTAAGAAGTATATCAAGATCACTAAAGAAAACAATGGTTGCGTTTGGGGTTTCGTTGTCAACACTGACGAAGATAAGAAGTTTCGTAAAGGTGACATCTTGAAAGCTGCAGGTTGGAATGCCCCTGCACGTAACAAGGCACGTGGTAATGTTGTTGATGGTCAATACAACATCTGTTGGACTGGTCCTAACTATCTACGTTAGGACTTGACTTAAAGTTAAACTAAAGGAGAAAATCTATGGGTGCTATGAAACAATTAGTGATTGAAGAAGAAGAAAAGATCGGTGGCGAGTTACAAGATCAAGTTTTCTTCTATGATAATTTCTCCGAGTTTCGTAAAAAAGTGTATGCAACATACGAAACAAACTGGTATTTAAAAGATAAGGTTATCTGTAAAGAGTATGTTGATGAGGTTTCATATTATATATGGAATTGTAAATTTAGTAGTTGACATCAAGTTAAAAGTTTGCTAATGTGATTCTGTAATAAGGAGACATGATGATGTATGAAGTTGGAATGGGTGTTATTCGTGAGTATGTCAATATTGGCGCAGACAACTATACTGCCAAGGGAGAAATCTCAAGCATTCACGAAAACTCAGATGGTGAGACTCTTGTTACTGTAATGTACGATGACGGTGCGGTAAAAGTCTACACTGAGAACGCAATGAACAATAAACGTATGATTGTAACTGAAGAGGTGATTTGGTAATGTTTGCTTACTGCGATTATATCGCTGATGAGATCAGCAGTAAGTTCTGGTCTCAACAATCTGAAAACATTGTTGCCAAAGTTGGTAATGTTAACTATGATCTTCATCCTGAACAGGGGTGGATGATGAGCACGAAAAAAACGATTGAATTGACTGACAATAACGGTAAGATGTACCGTGTAACTGTAGAGGAAATTGATAATGTTTGATAAGTTTTTCACAGATATGAAAATCTTTATGGGGTTGAAAGAAAACACCAATGAAGATGGTTCTATTAACTGGAGCTTTATTGATAGTGATCTATTCATGAAATGGTCTGTACTGCTTGATGGTGAAACTTACACTGAATGGTTTGACAAAGCTGCAGATATTATAGAGGATGAGTTAAATGTCAAAATATAATAAAGAAGCTGTTGAAAAGCAAATCCGCAAGGAAGGTATCAAAGGTAAAGAAGCAAAACTGATCCATGCTCTGCTGAAAGGGCATGGAAAATAACACTTGACATCAAGTCAAAAATATCATAATGTGATTCTGTAATAGAGAGAAAGTGAGAATATAATGGCTTATATGTCCCAAGCAAAGAAAAAAGAACTTGCCCCTGCTATCAAAAGTGTTTTGAAGAAGTACGGTGTTAAAGGCTCTATTGGTGTTAATAACCATTCCTCATTAGTTGTTACCATTCGGGAAGGATCTATTGATTTCATCGGCATGGCAAATGCCAAAAACAAAGAGATTGCTGAACGGCGTAATCAGCCTTATTATGCTAATGAAGGATACATTCAAGTAAACCATAATTATCCTGAGAACTATGGTGAAGCTGCACCTATGATCGAAGAACTTTCAGATGCTATGCATGGCGCAGGTTGGTATAACAACAGCGACATTATGACCGACTATTTTGATATTGCATGGTATGTTGATATCAATATCGGTAAGTGGGATAAACCCTATAAACTGGTAGAAAGTGCTTGACATTAAGTCAAGGATATGCTAATGTGATTCTGTAAGAAAGAGAAAAGAAAATAAATGATTCACGTACTAAGCAATAAAACAATTCTGACTGACTGTGACGGTGTGCTCCTTGATTGGGAGTACGCCTTTGACGCTTGGATGAAGCGGCATGGTTATGAAGTTGTTCAAGAGAATGCCTATAAGATGAACATCAAGTATGGTCTTGAAAAG